GATCACTGGTTAGCGGCACGCGCTATTAGCGGCTAGTAGCTCGCGCTCATAGCCTATACGCTGCCGGCGCTCGGCGAGCAGCGCGCGCACTTTCACTTCCAGGGTGTCATCAGCCTTCAGCCCAGCAGCAGCCCAAGGCGGCACCGCTACATCTTTCGTGTGGCATGGCACCTGAATCGGTACCTCGACGCGGATGATGCGAGGCTCAGGCTCTGCAACAGGCCTTGCGCCGCAGCCGGCCAGTGTCGATAGCGCGCATATCAAGATCAGTCTCATAGGCCCAGCTCCTTATCGATCACGCTTGTAGCCGCGGCGCAGGCGTCACCGCCGATTCGTTCCAGCTGCAGCCGGTTGGCTGCTTGGTAGTCGACTTCGGATTGTTGCCGCGCGCCCGCTTGGGCCTGCTCGGCCTGCTGTGCTCGAGCAGCAGCCTTGGCGCGTAGATCCGCAAGCGCGCTGTTCTGCTCGCCGACCTGCACCAGTAGATTGCCGCGCGTCTCCCGGCATGCAACCAGCTTTCCGTACTGCTCGGTCGACGCGGCGCGCTCGGTATACAGCTCGCCCTGCAAGCTACTCACGCGGATCTGCTGGCCAGCGGCGACAGCGGCGACGGCGAGCAACCACCAGCACCAGGTTGGCACTAGTCGGAGCCAGGTCACGCCGCCATCTCCCCGCCGCATGCGCAGAACATGGCCAGCAGCTCGCCTTCGTCGCACGGTTCAGCGGCACGCTCTTCGGAATAGATTTCCAGCAGGTTGGCCAGTTTGTGCTCACGCTGGCCGTAACCTGCGCCAGGCAGGCTGGCCCAGATCGGGGCGGCGGCGGCGATGGCTTGCTGGATGCGGCCGGCCTTGATGTGCGGCAGCGCGCCGCATTCGGTAAGCAGCTTCACAGCGGCCAGGTCCTGCGCGCGCGGAATGAAGCGGCCGATAAAGCCGTAGTTCGTCACGATGGCATCCCAGGTGCGCGCCAGAAACTGGTAGCGGCCGGCAGCGGTGGACTTGATGCCCAGGTTGGGCAGCGGCACTAACTTGCGCGGGTGCTTGCTGTAGTCGTTAAACAGTTTGCCGCCGACGATCACGTTGTAGCCGTCGTCGCTGGCTTTGATGGTGGACGTGCCTTCGCTCCAGGCGAGCATATCCAGGAAGGCGAGCACGTTAGCGCCGCCCGCCTCTGCTGCGGTAAGTCGAGCCATAGTTTTCTCCAGCCATAAAAAACCCGCTCGGTGGCGGGATAAAAATGGTTACGATTGTTGAAATGAGTGGCAAGGAGCCTTTACATGCACCCAGTAATTGATTCAGTGGTCTATGTCATTCCAGCAGCTAGCAGTTGGTTGGCTGAAATGGCGTCAGCCTTTTCGGCAATTGCGGCGATGTTCTCGGCTATTACTGCAGCCGTAGCCGTCTGGTACACGCGAAAACAGATCAAGTCCCATGAGCGTCACAATAGGCTTATGGCTACCCCACACTTATCTGCATGGAATCACGCGGACATTGAACCCGGTTTATATCAATTCAGCATTGAGAATACGGGGATAGGTCCAGCAGTTGTCCGAGAAATCTCAGTAAGCGTGGGTGGTGAAAAGATCAAGGGATGGAGTGCCGACTTAGTCGAGCTGGCGGTGGAAAAATTATTTGGAGCCACAGAGCATGAAGCATCTTACGAAATGTTTGTTATTAACGACGTGCTGCCACCGGGTAAAAAATTTACGGTCCTCTCAATCAAAATACCAGGCACAACCGGAGGCGATATTCAGGAGTTCGTCACCGAACAAGTATCTCTTATGATTAAGTATGAAAGCATTCTGGGCGATAAATATGTCTTCGACTCGGAAGAGCTTAAGCGCCTACGGGCTGCTGCATTGGAGTAAGGCATGATCAGACAAAACGTGCCGGAGCCGATGTCTGGCCAGCACGTTTTAGGCTTGATCTTTATGACCGGCATGAAAAAGCCCGCGCTAGGGCGGGCTGTAGAGGAATGGTCTATCTTACAGAAACCGTTAATAAGCAAGGAAGCAATGACATGGCGCTGATACTCAGCCGCAAAACAGGCCAAGACGTGCGCCTGATGATCGATGAAGACATCACTGCAGCGGAGCTCAGTGAGCTCATCCGAGATGGGATTACCGTCCGCATCGCCGAACAAAGCGCCTCAAGTAGCCAGGTCAAACTCGGCTTTATCGCGCCCCGCTTTGTATCGATAGTGCGCTCCGAGCTGCTCGAGCATGAAGCTCTAGCTGAGGTGTGAAGTGCGAACCAAGGAGCAGGTGATTACATGCCACTGAGAAAACCCAAACTGCAGGCATTCGCTAACCGCTACGTGGCTGAGCTGATTGTCAGCGCACCGCCGAACGAAGTGGATTTTGTTGGCGAAGCGTTCTCAGCGAATGACCGGGTCACGGTCTATCGAGTTCTCGAAAAAGTTCGCGAGCGCCTGCTCGCCGAGGCCGAGCAGCTCGAATCGCTTCCAGTCACACATCAACATCAAGGTGAGGCAGGTTCGGGGCCGGCCCGGTGATCGTGCCGTCGGCGATGTAGGCTTTGCTCCCCACCGGCACATCGACGCCACGTACAGTGACGCGCGTGCCTGTGCGTAGCTCCGCTGTACTGATGCCGGCGATTGCGTTGATGCTGCGCACAGTGGCGACGGTGCGCACACCGCCGGGCAGCAGGCCGATGAAGCGTTTCCAGGGATTTACGGTAGCCATCAGTGGTGCCTCTCAAGCTTGAGATCCTGCCAGACGCGTACCGAGCCGGTGCCCTCGGCAGTGATGTCGGTCGAAAGGCACGCACCGAACCAGGCGCCGGCAGCCTCTGGCACCTTGCAGAGCATGGCAGGCAGCACCAGGCCCACGCCGTGGTCGTCACTCTTATGAAAGAGTGGCAGCCGGACGCCGACGACCTCGATGTCGCCGCCCTTGCTCAGCTCATGCACGCCGCGCGCGCGGTTGGCTTCTTCGCCAGTGATCCAGTCGTCGAACACGTCGGCGGCCGCGTTGTCGCCGGCAGTGCCAGCCCGGCGCACGAGCATCGACACGCCGTGACTGGTACCCGAGACGTAGCAAGCATTCCAGGCTGGCTGTGGCGTCCACTCGCCATCGAGCTGGGTGAGCATCGCGGGTGGGATGATGCGGTCGACCGGTGCATCGGACTGGCCCCACTCCCACGGCGGCACGACGTAACGCGGGCGGATCTCCAGCACGTCGCTGTCACGCGCGGGGCGCACTACGGCTCCCACCGTCTCCGCGATACGCGCGATCACCTGCATCGGTGTCTGGCTTTGGTAGCTCAGCGCGCCGGACGGGAACGTCCAGTCGCGCGGGCCGATGTTCTCGGTGTCCCATTCAATGGTGAATCCCGTATTCAGCAACTCGCTGTCAGCCGCCTGCCGCGCCGTTATCGGGGAGCTGTTCAAGCCAGTTCGCAATGGTGCGTAAGGCGCAGCAAGCAACTGCGTGCGAGTGGCGCCGGTGATGCTGTAGGCCTCGGCCGGAAACTTGAGCTGCCGACTGTAGCGCTCGACCAGCAGCACCCACACCCAACCATTGATATTCAGCTCCACTTCTTTGGCACCCTCGGCATCCGGGCGCACCAGGTCGAGGGCGGCTTTGGTGAAAATGTCGGCGCTGAACTTCCAGCTGAAGCTGTCGGCATCGAGCCCTATGCGCAGGCTCTTCGCCTCGATAGGCGTGCGCGATGGCAGCACCACAAGATTGACTGTGTTGGCGATCATGTAGGTGTCCAGAATTGTGGGATCGGTCGGCGGCACAGGCAGCGGCTTCACCGGCCCTGGGTAGTCGACGTACTCGACGCCGGTCAGCGGGCCATCGAGCACACGGGCCTTGTCCCACGGCACGCGGTACCCCAGGTTCAGCTTGCGGGCGGTCGACCAACGCACCACGACAGCGCCGGTATCCGCCGGTTGAATCCGCGGAGTCTCTGCCACGTAACGGAAGTCGAAGTACACATGCGGCGCCGCTGATGGGAAGTACGGCCTACCGCTGAACGAGAACACCAACGGGCCATTGCCTGGCACATAGAGGCTGTCCTGCAAGGCAGTCTCAGCGTCATACCGCGGCCCGTATTCGTTGACGCGCCGTATCCCCACGCTCAGCCCCAGCTCCTTGCGCGCCGGCTTAGGGTTATAGATCAGCCGCAGACGCAGCCCTATGGGCCGGATCGTGTGATCCCAGCCCAGGTTGAGCGATGCATCCTTTGTTGGCACGTCGACCCAGCCTGATTGCATCGAGGCGCCGTCGCGTTGGCCGGCCTCCAACCATGCCGAGGCGCGCGACAGATCCGCCGCAGGCACCAGCTCCCATGCCGAGGCCAGATGCTTTCCATCCTGCACGCTGGCTAGCTGCCAACGCGAACCCGCACCAAGATCTGCAGGCTGCGTCTTTCCCCAGGGCACGAGTAGGCCCTGGCGGTCGGCCGGAGCCCCACGGCCCCAGCCACCACCCACAGTGATTGAAAGCATCAGATCCTCTCGACAGGTACCGGGCCATGAGCCAGCGGGCGGAAGTACCGCACGGCAACAGCGCGAGCGGTGCCTAGTGGGCGCGACGGATTTTCACCGATGGCAGGCCACCATTCCGGCTCAGCTGCCGGGAGCGCCCCAGGCTCGGTGACCTCATAAATCCAGCCAGTGAAAGCAGCAGGCCGCACGCGATCTCCGATAGCCACAGCCAGGCCGGGCACGAAGGTCACGCCATAGTCATCGAGGGCGATGGCGTAAATCGTTCCCGATGTCGTGACCTTCAGATCAAGACTGGCCAGGCCCTCCTCCGACGTTCGTCCGTAACCGGCTACACGCCACTGCCCATCATCCATGCGCTCGACGATCACAGTCTCGCGCGAAGCCCAGGTGCCCTCTACGGTCGCAATGGTGGCGAGCTTCGCATCGACGGTTGGGATCTGGTTGCCACCGCCGCCCTCGGTGAGGTTGAACAGCAGGTGATTCGCCGTCTCGCTCAAAGTCGGCCAGCGGGACATACCTAGTCGGGGCTCGCTATATTCGTAGGCTTGGGCCAGTACCTCCCGATACATGAGCGTACGGTTCAGATACTGAGGGTTTGGCCCTCCGTTGTAGAAATTGGCCAGGGCCTGGCCTGAATCGGAGCGCTGGAGAGTTACCAGCCACCGATCCGAAATCTCCCCCTCTCGTTTCACTTCCACAGAGACAGGAACAAGAAACAAATCGGGACGGCGTAGAAGCTTGCGGCCCAGAAGCTTTTGTCTGTGAAAATCCGGGGCTAGAGGGCTCGCAAACTTACGAGACCACATAGATTTTCTGCCAAGAATCGCCAGCTTAGGCATTCCAGTATTTCTCCTTCAGGCAGAAGAAAGCAGTGCCATAGGGAGTAGGCACCAGGTAGATCGGGTCACCGTTGAAGTCGAACGGCTCCAAACACTCTGCGAGTGTGCCCCCTTTACCTAGAGCCCTGCTTACTTCCTGAGCAGATCGGTGGCTATAGAACTCATCTCTGAATATCCCAGGTAAGGTCGCAAAGAACCCGAGAACAGGATCGTAAACATCCTGCACTGTTAGAGACATATCCGGGGCATACGCTGGAATACCAAGCTTTGCCCCACCATAACCCGTCTTCAGGCTGCAATATGACTGGACAGTTGGCATTACCGCCGTCTCTACGGCCCCGGTTAAAGGATTTCTCAGTCGAGTACCATACTGCAATAGGTACGTGTCAGATTCGGAACTTGGAGGCCAAGTGTTCTCCCTGTAATTACCGCCCAGGGCCATGTGATTTTGGGGGCCTGACTTGGGTATCAAAGCGTCTGGGAAAGTGAAATTCCCAAAGAAATACATACAGCCGTAATTGGCTGCAGAAGTGAGAGGATTGTCCCCATAACCACCCATCCCCCCAGCGCTGTTTTCATTCCAGTTACTAATGAAAAAGACTTGAGAACCACGGGCAATTAGAAACCAATTACCTGGGGTAATAGCGTAGTAGTGGCTGGGGCACATCCAGTGCCTGGAGTTGCTACTGGAATAGTCAACAGAGTGGGCGTACGACCGTACATTCGTTCCTTGGGGAGGGAACACAGAAGCATCTGTCACGTTTTCCGACAAGAACAGCTGGCACATGTTTGCGTACGGATATTGGTTCTGGTTTGGCCCACGCCCAAAACTATAAAACACTCCGTCTGGGGATTTAATAGTGAAGTGCTGGGGAAGTTCAGACCTAACCAAAGTCCAACCTTGCCCTGGCTTTGCTGTAGCCCCCGTCCCATAGCCAGTTACTAGGCAGGGAATCAAAAGGTTGAAGAACCCCACAACACCGTTGTTATCGATGACAGCAGAGCCCTTTATGCCCAAGCCCAGCGCAGGAGCTCCGGGTTGTAAATGCGTGTACAGCACTGCATCGGCCATTAGTCAGCATCCCCACGAATCTGCAATTTGAACTGGTCGTCGTTGACAGTGCCCTGCCCGCTGATGACCGTACGGATCACCCACATCGGCCCCAGCGCCGAGTCAGTGTTGAAGCGCACGGCGTTACCGGCCGCCCAACCGCTGCCCCACCCTTCCCGACGAATCGTGAAGTACGGCTGGCCGGTCAAAGCGTTGATTGGCGAAAGATCACTGCCTGTGCTGCCACTGGCGATCACACCCAGCTGCTGCTCAACCACGTTGAACGACGTGTTGCTGGTGAACACCAGCGCCCACTTGCCGGCGATTGCACCGGCATTCGTGATGATTGGCGGATAGCTCAGCTGGTTGTAGTTCGCGGTGGTGGTGTTCCCTGTAGGGGCGTCTGCCCAATTCGGGTCGCCCTGGCTCCACGTCTGCTGGGTAAACCACGTATGCACACGCGACTGCAGGTCACCCCAGGCCACAGCGCTCGACACCATCGCTTCGCCGGCAGGCAGATCCCAAGGAATCGGCGAGCTCAGGCCGACCTGGCCGGTGATCTGCACCTCGACGCACAGCGCCATGTGCTCGACGCGATCACGAATGATCAGCGGCGTGCTCAGCGGCGTGCCGTCCTCGGTTTGCATCACCAGAGGGTTCGCCCAGGTAACGGCGCCGGCCTCACGGTCGTCGTTGAACGACGCCGCACGCAGCACGTGGCCGTCGCTATCCACGACCTCGATGTCGGCCTGCTGCTGCCTGGCGAGGGTCACAGTCCCGCCCGCGACTGGCGATGCCACTACCGTTTCAGCGGTGTGGTGGATCACCAGCACGTCGCCTTCGCGGTAGATCGGCACTCGCCCATCAGCGGGCAGGCGCACTGGATCGAGGCCAAGCAAGCCGGCATCGAGCGGCAGGCGCGTCTGTACCACCGCGTTGTAGCGGGTCAGCAGCGGGATCACCGGCACGTCGCTTTCGCCCGACTCATCGTCCGGGTTCGTCGTGAACGCCAGTCGGGCGATGCCAGTGCTGGCGTCGACGGTGCCGTGGATGATGCCGCTGGAGAACACGCCGTTTAGGTTGGAAACGGCAGTAACCACCTCGGCGGTGTCCGTGCGCACCGCGGTTACCTGCATGCTGCCAGCGCGCAGCGGCGCACCTGGTGTGCGGAACGTAGCGCCGGTAACGCTGAAGCCGGTCGAGGCGGTCAGGCATGCCAGCAGCGTCACAGCGCCAAGGACGTTACCCGTGTAGCTGTTGATCGTCGCAGTACGGCCGACGTAATCGACCGCCCCGACAGCCACGCCGCCATTGGTTGCGCTGGCGATGTCGCGATAGAGGATACCGCTGCGGTCGGTGTACAGCGAACCGTTCCAGCTGAACAGCAGCGAGCCCGGCACGATTGCACTGCCTACGCCAGGCAGCAGGTTGACGGTGATCGGCGGCTGCGCTTGGGTGTGCGTGGTTTCATCCGAGCTAGCCCCGGCTGCCTGCGACTTCGCAGAGAGCGTACCGGCGAACTGTTCGCGCTGCTGCACGGGCGTGGTGACCAGCACGGGCTCCGTACGCGGGCCAGTGACGCTTGAGGTAGCGCGGTTGCTGTACGTGTACTCGATGTAGTCATAGAGGCGAGCCACCTGCAGGGTGCACTGGCCGGTCTGGTAGTTGATCGACCCAACGCGACCGGCCTGCCAGCCACCGCCGCCGTTGTCGCTGGCGGTGTTGCTCACCTCGGCCGTACCGTCGTAGATCGGCAGCACGTTGCCGCTCTCGAGCACCTTCCAGTTGATCGCCGGCGCGGACTGGCGGCGGGTGGTCAGCCAATCGATCCGTACACTGCCCGGCTTGAGGGGTGCGCCGGGGATGGTAAACGTGGCAATGCCGGTGCCGTCGCTGGTAACGCTCAGCGGCGCGTCATCCACCGAGCCGCGGCGGAACGTGTACGCGATGCCGGATGCAGGCGGTGCGCTCAGCTTCATCACCAGGTCACCGGTCGCATAGACGATGGTGCCAGTACCGCCATTGCCGCTCAGCGTGCCGAGGCCATCATCGGTCAACGTCATGGCCGTGCCGGCGGTGAACGATGCGGTGAAGCTGCCCGGCTGAATGCCGCCGCCCGGCAGGGTGTAGCGCACTTCGATGTCAGGCACGACGGCGGTGCCGGCGTGGCCGGTGATGGCGTTATCGGCGGAACTGACGTAGCTGTACACCAGCGAGCTGCCCACGTCCGGCAGCGCGTTGAGCGTCAGATTGACGGTGCCTGTGGCCATGCTAATGGTGCCCGCGCCTTCGCCGGTCAGCAGGCCGTCGCCGTAATCTCGCAGTTCGTACCACTTGCCCAGCGCCAAGAAGGCAACGGACAGCGTGCCTGCACGCGGAACGGCGCCGGCCAGGTTCAGGGTGTACACATAGCCGCGGTTGCCCAGGGTGATAGCGACTTCGCCCGTGATGGTGTCACCAGTGGCTGCAGCGCCAGGCCGATAGGTCGCGTTGGCGCTGCCCGTCCAGCTGGTACCTGTACGGATGAGCGTCACTTCGCCGGTCTGGTAATCGACCCGGCCGGACGTGATCCAGTTGCTGCCGCTCACGTAACGCATCGCGCCTTTGCTGTCGTCTGCGAACACGCCGTCACCAGCCGTCAGCGTCAGCGTGCCCGGCGCGCAACCGGTACCGAGGAAGGTACGCGACTCACCCGCTACCGCGCCGGCGGCGACGGTCAGGTTCACCGTGCGAGCCGGCCCGGCCGGGATGTAGATCTGCCGTTGATAACCGCCCAGCAGGTCGACCAGCGCCGACTCCTTGGTGGTGCTCGGCACAAGCTGGGCGTAGACGCTGTTCACCCGCACGGTGAGCGCGCCCAGAGCGACCGCATCGGCCAGTGGACTAATGCCGTGATAGCGCGCGGCATCCGCAACCTGCGTGCTCAGCACACGGGCTTTAGCGGCGCCATCCAGCGCGGTCGGCGTAGTGCCGGCCGGCGTCACCTGGCCACCTGGGAATGCGGTCAGCAGCGGAGCCGACAGTTGCAGATCCAGACGACGCCGTGTGAAGTTCACGAAGTTGGCATTGCCGTAGTCGTAGGTGAACTGCTCCAGGCGCGACTCGACACCCACCACACGCACATACTGCGTCGCGGTGGCCGTAGCGAGCTGGAACACATCGCCGCTTTCCGGGACGCGTTGCTCCTCGCGTTGAACGCAGGCGATTGCTCGCTGCCCACCCAACTGCGTGCCCAGCAGATCGAACTGAGCCGTCGACGCGGCGGCCACGTAGCTCTCTATCAGATCCTGGGCATCGGTGCGCACGTCGGTCTGGCTGCCGGTGTTGAACAACAGCACGCTGACCCGCGGATCTGCCGGCCCTTGGGTCACGATGCCGTGTGCGCCAAGGTAGGCGTCGGCGTTCTCGGTCATCACGCCAGCACTGACCTTACGCAGGTTGATGCGGCCGATGGTGCGGTCGAGTCGGCTGATGTCCGGGAACAGGTTGTTGACCTGGCCGTCGATAATGGCCTTGCCGGTGGCACGGCCACCGCCATCGGATGCATCGCTCAGGCGCTGGGACTCCAGCAGTTTTACGTCAGTGCGGTTGATCGTCATGCCAATCTCCGGGCATTAAAAAACCCGCCGGGGCGGGTTCGTAGGTCAGGGTTCTGGATCTGGCTCGGGAGCAGGATCCGGTGGCGGCGCGACGGTGATCAGCTTCAGCGTCAGTTCGTACAGCCAATCGGGGCCTGGATCCACCAGCCGGTGAAGGGGCTTGGCCTGCAAGGGCGAACCATCCGCCCGGCTCCAAGTGACGTAGTGCTGGGCGCCAGTGGGTAAGGTGAGCAGCATCACGATCAGCGATTGATCACGCAGCGCCTCAAGCTCGCGCACGGTGGCCAAGGTGAACCAGGCGCCGCCATTGCTCGCCAGCGTGATTGGCCGGCCGTAGCGCTTCATGCCTTCCTGCACGATCAGCGCACCGGTCAGGGAGCGCTCCTGATCCTGCGCTACCGGGTCCCAATCCCACTCGTCCGTCCATTCGATCTGCTCGCCGCCCAGGTCAGGGTCAGCGGCCAGGTCGATGGTGTCCAGGGTAAATTCCATTAACGTGCCCTCAACGCGGCGTCCTCGAGGAGGCTCAACAGATTGGTTTCATCGGCGGCGCTGCCCACCGCCACATCAACAGCTTTGCCACCCAACTCAAGCCGGATAACGCGCGATGGCTGCTGCGGCGCCTGAGCAGCGTTCGCGCTCGCAATCGGCGCAGCGGCCTTGGCGATCTCTTCTTGCCGCTTCTTCTGTTCATCAGCTTGACGGGCCTGGGCTGACTCAGCCTCGATCTGCCGAAGCATGCCGAGGGCTTTGCTGGCATTGGCCACGGCATGGGTGTCGCCACCCGCGTTGGCTTCGGCCAGTTGCGCTTCCAGCTCCCGGCGCCGTGATGCAAACCGGCGCCGCTCGATGTCCTCGGTGCGGCCCTGCAGGCCATCGAGCTCATCTTGGAGACTGTCGAGCGTCGAGCGGGTCGACTGACCCATCTGTTCCATGCTGTCCTGAGCGGACTTAATGGCACTGTCCAGGCTGCTAAGATCCGCATCGTCCAGCATGCCAAGCGCGCGACGCAGCCCTCGCGCTCGGCTCTCAAACTGACGGGTGGTGATGTTGCCCTTGTCGTAGCTTTCCATCAGGCGCTGCAACTGGGCCTGTTGCCCGAGAAACGCCTGCTGCGTCTTCAGACTGGACTCCTGCATATCCAACTGCCAGCGCCCGAGCGGGCCGGTGAACGGGTTACCCATCTGGCTGCGCACGTCGCCCAACGCTTTACTGACACGCCCCAACGAATCGACCGTGGCATCCAGGCTGCTGGTGTCGATGTTCATATCAGCGGTCTTGATGCCACGCAGCCGGTCGAACGCCTCAAGGGCCGCGGCGCTAAGGGACGCAAGCGGCCCGCGCGCGGCATTCATCACGCCGTCATAGAAGCCGGCCATGGCGCCCATGTCTTTCTTGGCGTCGCTGGATTCCTTGCGACGCTGCTGCATGGCCGCGTCACCGGCCTGGCGTTCGGCTTCCATGCGTTTGCCCGACTCGCGCCGTAGCTGCTCGCTGGTGACGATGGCGTCCTTGTCGGATTCGTTCTTGGCGTCCTGGGCTTTCTTGCCGCCCTCCACTGCCTTCTTCAGCTCGGCCTGGCGGTCAGCTGCTTTCTTGAGCTCCGTGTTGTACTCGGACGCGCTGATCACCCCGTCGTTGTACAGTTTGTTGAGCGCGGTGTTGATGTTGCGGATATCAACGGCGGTCTTAGCGCCGCTGATTGCGGCCTGGATATCCGACAGCGTCTTCAGGCTGGCAGCGGCGCCTTTCACATCTGCGCTGGTGGCCTTTGCCGCGCCGCCCATCTCACGTAGCCGCTCGTTCAGCACGAGCAGCCCGCCGCTGTATTCTTCCTGGCTGAGTCGGCCAGCCTGATAAGCGTTGAACATCTCCCGGCCCAGTTGCTGGAGCTGAGCAACGCTGTTCACCGAACTGATCTGGCTGAGCGCGTTGTTGATGTCCGTTACACGTTGGACGATATGCTCGAACTGATCGTCGGCCGCCTTCTTGATGGTGTCGGTTTGCTCGGTAGCCTGCTGCTCGACACTCTCTGTGAGAAAGCTCCAGGCATCCGCAACCTGGCCATAATCCGTTTGCGCCTGTGCAGCGTAGGCGGTGCTTAGCTCACCCAAGAAGGTATAGAGCCCGTCAGCCTTGGCCTTGATGTCTTCGCCACCGAACACGCTCGCGATCTGCCCAGTTGCCAACGCCAACCGCCCCAGCGTCTGCTGCACCGCGTAGGTCAGCGCCGCGGCAGATGCGTTGACCGTGCCCGCGAAGGTGTTCCATACCGTGGTAAGTGCGGCGGTCGCGTACTGGCCAGCGCTTACGGTCTGATCAATAGCCGGGCCAATCTTGCTGGCCATGCCGGCTGCTTTCTCAGCCAGCCCCTCGAAGTCGACCGTTGCCAGCTTCTCGACGTACTTGGATACAGCCTCGGCACCGTTCGTAAACGTGTCGGACAAATGCTGAGCCAAACGATCAAGGCGGCCGTCGTTGGCCATAGCGTCCAGCCCATCAGCGAGCTGTCGTAGCTTGCTCTGGATGTAATCGAACGCACCGCTCTGCCCCACCCGACCAGCGAAGTCGCTGAACGAGTTAGTGATTGTTTTCCAGAGTCCTGCCGCCGTGTTCAACTTGGCTGCAGCTGCGGCGCCGCCGTAAGCCTCGGTCATCATATCCATGATGACTGCCTGCGCTTCGGCGGTTTTGCCGGTCGCAACAAGCTGACGGAGCAGACGTTTCTGATCGTCCTCCAGCTTGAAGCCCTGCCGACCGAGTGCAGCCATCGCATCGACTGGCGACTGCAGAGCCCGGCCAACTATTTCGGCAGACGATTCAGCGCTGATGCCCAGGCGCTGCTGCTGATCAATGACGATCTGCATGGCCTTGGGGAATTGCTCACCAACGATGTCGGTGTAACTTAGCAAGCGAGTTTGCGCAGCTTGGATCTGCTCATTGGTGAGCAGCGAACTGTCGCGGAAGCCCTGCGCCATTTCCAGCAGTTGTTCAGCGGTAAATCCTGCAGCGTTGCCCGTCGAATTCAGCGCGGCCTCAAGCTGTGCCAGAGCAGAGCCGCTATCCAGACCATCCGTTATGACAGCCCGGATGCCGTCGCGCACCAGGTTCAAGCCGCCGCGAAGGAGATTGATGATTCCGTTCAGCGACAGGTACGCCGCACCGAAGGCGGCCACCTGGCGCACACCGCCGGCCATTGCCTCACGCACAGCTCCGACGCGGCTTGCGTGCTCCGCAGCCGTGCGGCTTGCTTTAGCCTGCTCACGCTCCATGGCGCGAAGTTCCTGGCCATTGGCAGCCAGCGCCTTCTTGGCGGTGTCCACTTCCTTGGCCAGTCGTTTCTCTTCCTCGGCCAGGCGGTTGGTATCCACGCCCGCTGCCTTGGCTGCCTTCTCGTGTTCGCCCAGGTCACCCGAGAGGCTCGAAACCTGGCGGCGTAACCGGCCGGCTTCGCGCTCTGCAGCCTTGAGTGACTGCTGCAGCCCTTTCGCATCAGGACTGTCGTTCAGCGCCTCACGCAGCTCTTTGATGCTGCCTTCGGTCTGGCCCAGCACACGCTGGGACTGCTCAAGGGCACGCTGAGTAGCGAGCATGTCCCGCACCAGGCCGCGCTCGCCCTTTGCGGTATCCAGTTGCTCATTCAGCGAGGCAGCCTCAGTTCGGAGGTCTTCCAGCGCTTTGGCCGACTTCTTCGCCTCCGGCGATAGCTCGTCCTTGCCGCGCAGGATGAACTGAATCAGGCGATCTTTGATGCCGGCCATGCTTTTCTCCAGGCGAAAAAAACCCGCCGAGGCGGGGAATAAATTTCTTGAACTAAGCGAAGGCATTTCGCTAGAGTCGAGCCCTTTTTAATAAGGCTCAGGGACTATGCCCGACTACATTATTAATCCCCCATGGTGGGTGCTTCTATTTCTCTCAGTGATTCTCGCCAAAAGATGGGATGCAGTAGAGCGACGTATCGGAACCACGGCAAATTTTCTAATGACTCATACCAGCGGTAAACTGCTTAAAGTCTTGCGCGGTCACAAGCTGAGAAAAGCCCTAAATAAACGAACTGAACGTCGCAACCCTATTCAAGTAACGCTACTGATTACCAAGGGTCAAACTTATTTATTACTGTTCGTTTTATTTGGAATGACCACTGCAGGCTTTTTAACTGCGGCGAGCATCACGACAAACCCACAACAGTCACAGTTCCTATTCCTTAGCATACTCGCAGCCATACCTTTTATATTCTTTGAGATCCGATGGCTCATCACATCAAGCAAGGCAGCGAGATACGCTAACTTTCTAAGCTCATTGCGAGATGCAGCTATGCGCAGAAAGCTGTTACAGCCCTCGGCAAAAATCACAACTCGCCGTGAGATTGAGGCGCATATTCTTCAGGCAGCGCTTGCGCGTGTAGGATACAAAGACATGAGTGTTGCCGCTAAGACCCACCTAAACACTTACGACTACTATGAAGATCATAATTTCGAGTATAACGACAATAACTTTAACTGTGGAAAGATCATTATCCATTCCTACAAAGCAACTGACACCTTCCACTTCAAAGTTATCAACTCCGACTCACCTTCTGCCATATGCCTAACCATGGATCTTGGTATATCGGGGATTCGCAAGCTAGACCGACTGATCTAACCCATAAAACTCCGCCGACTCGTCGGACAGACCCAATGGAATACAGGGTCTGTCCGACACCATTACTGCCTACATTGAAGCTAGGCCGCCTTGCTCACGATATCCATCTGGCAGAACTTGCTGATGTCGTTGCTCAGCACCAGCGGATCAGCCAGAAGCTCTGCCGGGCCTTCCAGCTTCAGGTACTCCTGGCCGAACACCGGCAGCGAAGCCAGCATGCCGAACTTCACACGGCGCAGGTGCAGGCTATAGGGCTCGCCGCTTTGCGCATCGTTGAGGCCGGCGATGACAATCTCCAGCTCGACCGGGCTGCCGTTGAGCAGTTGCAGGGCGCTGGAGGCGCGCTTGGTGTAGGTGAGCAGTACGCCGGTGGCGTCGATATCCGAGATTGCCGTGCGCAACAGGCCGTGGGGCGTGAGCAGGTAGTCGTTACCGGCAACCAGAGGCTCACCCGCCGCCGTTTTCACGGTGACCTCAGCGGTGAGGTCAGGCAGGTACTTGAACGGGATCAGCTCGCCCTGCACACCACCGGAGGTTGCGGGTTCGTCGGTGACGATGCCTGCAGCAATGGCCTGGACGGTTGAGCGAGTGATGCGCGCCAGGTTGGTTTCGGGCATGTCGTACAGGCCGATGGTGGCCGTCACGTCAGTCACGCGTTCGCGCACGTTGCGGTTACCGCCGCCGCCACGAAAGTTCGGGAGGGTCTGGCGGTTGTTGGTGAATGCGATGTTGAAGGCGTCGCAGTTGCCCATATCCAGCAGCGAATCCTGAGACTGGTAGGCGCGGGCATAAGGAATGCCCTCGCCAATGAAAGAGCGGTCAACTTGAGACATCGAGATTTCCTCTGTCGAGTGGGGTCAGTGCAGCTCAGGCCTTGGGCGCTGGGGCTTCTGCTTCGGGCTTCTTATCGGCCTTCGGCTTGGGGGTGTAACCACGCTCGAGGGCGTGGTCAGCAACGGCCTGCGGCACGTCCTGCTCGCCCTTCTTGAAGTGCTTGGTTACGCCACCGGACTGAAAGTTGAAGGCCTGGGTAATGTTGATCTTGGGCATTGCGAGTTCCTCACTTGAGGGGCTGCACGTAAGTCACCTGCAAAGGCATCACGTGGCAGGCCCAGCGCCGACCCTCTGTGGGTGGCATGGGTGTTTCGGGAAGAAAAGCGACCACCTGCACGCCTTGAGTGGCAAGGCCACCTTTGGGGCCAGGCAGCGCCGCCTTGATGCCCAGGCGGGCGGCCCTCAGCTGCGGCGCAAAGCCGCGTCGCCGAGTGATGGCCGTGATATTGAAAGTGACCCGTTCGCGCACGCTGCCACCGCCGGCGGCGCGCTCCAGTTCCTCGACGCCGCCGGGTTGGATGACAATGAAGTCATCCGGCAGACCTTCTGTATCCTCTGCATCGATCACACGAAGCACACTGTCCTCGCTGACCAGGCCACCGAACGACTCGACGACAGCCAGGCGCGCGATGACCTCCGCGATGATTTCGGATTGCATGTCGATAGGCATGGTTATGGCACCACGTAGAAAGAGACCCAGTGGCCGTCATCGGTGGCGATGCCGTCGATGTGCCATGTTTTGCCATCGGCGGCACCCCACACGCTGGAGTCGAGCCGGAATGCACCTTTACGGTCGTACTGACCGAGCGCAACGCGGCGAACGGTGATGATCACCGAGCGCCCGACCATGCCGCTGACGACGTCGACGCGCTCCGCGTCTTTGTCCAACATGATCGCCAGCCCCTGCCGCTGCAGGTCGCCCTTGGCGGACAGGAAGTCCGCCAGGCCGTCGCTGAGGTCGTCCTCGATGGCGGCGTCCATCTCGGCGATCAACTGCTGGAACTCGATCATTTCTTGGTGAGCTTGATGATCGCTCGAGGCATGGTGACCAGGCTGAGCGGGTTGCTCTGCGCTTCGAGGTCTACGCCTTTGTTGTGGCGCATGAGCTCCTGGCTGGCGTAGTACGGCAGGCCTTCGGTATTAACCGTGTCCATGTAATTGGCTGGTGCGAAGCGCGTGATGAACAGGCCGTCGATACCGATCGGGATCAGATAGGCCACATCCGGGTCGATGAAAGTGATGTTGCCCACCTTGCCGTAGAACTCTTCCCACATCACGCCGCCGAAGCCGAAGTTCTTACCAGCGCCTTGGCGAAGAAAATCACCTTCGTTCCAGCGCTCATAAGCTTTCATGACGGTGTCGTGATTGGTCATCGCATCGAACCAATTACGGCCTGCCAACCCGAGCCAGCCGGTAATAATCCCGGTACCGCCCACCACGTCTTCGGACTTGCGTTTGGCGTCGTTGATCATCTGCAGCAGTTTGGCTTCGGCTACAGAAAAGCCGAACTCATGGGTCTGCTCCTGAATGCCGAAACGGCTGTGCAGGTCGAGCAGCACGCGCGAACCGTTGGCGTCGTAGACCTTGCCAGTCACCGCGCCGAAACGCTGGTAGCGGATGGTGGCGTCCAGGCGCTTGCGCATTTTTTCAAGACGCTTGTCGACGCGCGCTTGAACGGTTTCCAACTCGGTCTCGCTGCCAAAAGCACGAATACCCTGAACCTCGTCCGCCATGATGGTGCCGGTGGTTGGCAGGTGGATCGTGCTGAAGGGAATCAGATCACGCTTAGCGCCAGAGGTCGGATCGCCCGGCGCGCCACGGTCAGCGGCGGGTACAAGGCTCAGCGTATCGTGCTCACGCTCGATGAAAACGGAGGTGGTAGTAATACCCTCCTCTTCGAAAAGAGCATCGAGACGGGTCGGCTGGGCTTGGCCTTCCTGGGGTTGGTTGATGGCGGCCGTAAGGCCAGTAACGCTGAAAGCGTCATCGTGAAAAATATCAAGCGATGGCATGGATTCGTTCTCCAGAAACGAAAAAACCGCCATAGGCGGTTCGGTAGACAGGGTGTGTTCGCAGTCGCGGTTTGGGGTTAGGCGGGTCGGATGATGATCCCTTGAGCAACCAGCACCGCTTCTGCGGCGTCATCCAAGCCAATCAGCAGGCTGCGATCCACCTCGGCATCGCGGGCAATAACCGCGGCCAGTTGCACTTCTTCGCTTGGTGGCTTGTTGTTATAAAGAATCGCCAGCGTCGGCACCTCAACCTCCGCGTCCGGATTTTGAGGGTCAACTTCGGCTGCCTCGTAAGGCGCGTAACCAGCACCGGACAGCGCGACGATAGTACCGGCGGCAATGGCAACAGCCGTGGCCAGCAGGCTGACCTGGGCGCGCGAGCGCTGGCCGGAAGCCTCGCTCAACAAGAAGTCGGCGCTACGAGCGCCTTGAGTGACGATGGTCATTGTTTAGCTCCTTTGCGAGCAGCGTAAATGTCAGCGGTGGAGATCTTCGGCGCAGTGCCGATGATACTCGGCGGGGTGCTGGCCTTTGCCTTGGTTGCGTCGCCCTTGATGGCCTGCAGGGTGATGCCGCGATCCTGGGCAGCCCTGTACAAAGACAGGCCAGCAGCTTCGACCGTAAGGCCGCTATCGATGGCGGCAGAAACCTCCGCTTCGAAGCCCTTCTGAGCCAGCGCCTGGATACCATTGATACGATCGCGCTCGGTCTTGGCACCCTCGCCGCGCGCTTCAGCTTTGATCGCATCTACGTCAGGCTGGCTGGCCTGGGTAATTTCGATGGCCTGCGGATCGGTGCCAGCAGCCAGGGCCGCCTGCAGCTCCGCAGTGGTGCTCACTTTCATAGTTCTGTTCCTAGGGTTGGATGCGGCCGGCTTGGCCAGTTCGGAAATCAGCCCTTCGAGGGAGCCGATTCGATGTGCAAGGCCAGCCTCAACGGCTGCGGCCCCTACTCGCAGCCCACCATGGTCGCCCATGCCGGGTACGTGTTCTGCGGCCACACCGAGGTTGCGGGCGACCTTACTAACGAAAACATCTTCAAGCGCGTCGATGGTCTCAGCGACCTTCGCGCGACCTTCCTCAGTGCTGATGTCGGGCCGCTTGTTTGGCGCGTTGCGACTGACAATCTGATAGCGCTTACGACCGCTGGCCGACTCGCCATCCACAACCGCCTCGACCACAACACCAACGCTTCCCGCGATGCCAGTTTCATCAATGACGATTTCGTTCGCAGCCGATGCGATCCAATACGCCCCCGAAGCACCACTGCCACCAATATAAGCGACGATCCGTTTTTGGCTGCGGCCGGCGTGAATCATATCGGCCAGTTCGTTGATGCCACTGGCCACACCGCCGGGGCTGTCGATGTTCAACACAATGGCTTTCACCGCTGGGTTGTCGAGCGCCTCGCGGATGTCGGTGGCCAGCACCTGTGTGCTTGTGGCTCCGCTTATCTCCGTGAAGAGATTGGCGTAGCGGAAAATCGGCCCGACGACGGGAACAACGGCAACACCGTCGCGCAACGTGACGCTACGGCTATTCTCCAGTCGACGCCCCAGCTGGGTTTCAAGTGCCATGGGATCGCCCATGCGCTCAGCGATCGCCAGCAGATTGTCCAGGCTGTCAGGAAGCATCAGCCACGGCTGAGCGGCGGCCAGCTCGAATGCGCGTGGCATGGCTATTCCTCTTCTATGGGTTGGGCGGGCTGTGGCTGCTTCGAGTTAGGCAGCTCCATTTGGTCTGAACGGCGTTGCTCGATCTCACGCTTTCGCTGCCGGTAGATCTGCTGCCAGGTCTCGCCGGTCATGGCAGCGGCCTCGATCGTCTCGTTGCTAAGCCCGGCATCGATCCGCGCCTGAGCAGCCTTGGCTTCTTTGAGCTCGTCGATCGCACCACGCGCAGGGCCGATCCACACTGCTCTGGTGTAAGCGCGCCGCCGAGCTGGGTCTGAATAGCCAGGAAGGCGAAGGCGGCCACGAGCCACGGCCTCATCAACCAGCAGCTCGTACGACGGCTGGCAGAAATCGCAAACGAGCCACCAGCGGCGCAGGTTGTACATACGCCAAGCCTGGAGCATTGCGGCTCGGGCGGCGCTGTAACTGCTGCTGTAGTAGAGCAACAACTCCTCTACAGGCAGCTCAAGCGCGGCCCCGATCTCCTTAGCTACTGCCATGAAGAACGGATCGAACTGAGCATTGGGCCTGGCAGGGTTCGCGGTAATGGGCTCTTCACCTGGTGCCAAATCCACCACCGCGCCTTCGCCCAGTTCAACAGGCGGGAGGTCGGGCGCTGCACCCTCAGGTTGTTCATTGCCGAGCGCCGACATCGGCAGATTGCTCTGGTTGAAGTCGCTGCCCTTTTTCAAGAACACGGTGAACATTGCCGAGATCACCGCTGCCATTAGCTCCGCGCTGCTGTAGCGCTCCAGCTTTTGCAACGGTTCCAGCACCGGTGCCAGGTAAGGCGCGCCGCGCTTCTGCCCCGGCCGTTCCTTATCGCACCACACCTGCAAGATACGGCGCCGGCCAGTCCCAGAGCCAAACACCTCCAACCGTTCCCACGTCAGTGCTTTACTTAGGCGCTTCTCGCCCGGGTAGCCGCTGCATACCCAGATTGCCAGGGGCGCTCCGGTGCCCGAATCAAACTCCACGCCTTCGGTAAGGGTATCGGTGTCGGGCTGGCCGTTCGGGTTGCAGATGCGGTCGGTCTCCAGCAGCTGTAGCCGCGTGCTGTAAAGGGTGCCTTCACGCTCAATGTCTGGCGTGGCGACAAATACGTCACCGCCAGTGAGCGCAGACATCAGCGCGATCGCCTGCTGCTGGTAATGGGTGCTGCTGGCCTCGGCATCACACTCACGAGGATCCTCGGCGTATAGCGTCCACTCACGTTCGAGCAGCTCATTGAGCCGTTCCCCCTCCGTCTCGCTGATACCGAGAGCGTCGTAGTCAACCTGAGGGCGGCAGATAAGGCCGGTACCCACCACGCTGGTACGGACGCGAACGATCGCGGCGCGGCCAAGTAGATGGTTGCGCATGGCATCGCGTGATCGGGCGACCAACGTACTGCGCTCGGCCTTGTTGAGGTCGCGAGACGGACTGCCCAAGTGGGGTATCCAACTGGTCATGCTGCGCAGCACACGCGAAGCACCACGCCACCGTGTTTCACTACCGCCACCACCACCTTGCATACGAGGCTGGCTCTGAACCAGCTCGAGGGCAGCACTAACTGCCCTCTCCTCCGGTGTCTTTCGGTTGAACCAGGCCATATCAGATACTCAGGTAATTGATGCGGTTGCGACCACGGCCCGCTAGCCGAGCTTCTTCGGCCGCCACTTCACGCGCGTACTGCTGCTCGAGCATCCGCAGAGAAGCCAGCTCAGCGCGGTTCACCTGCCGATCGCCGTAGCGCACAGACTGCGCTCCGCGGACAATCCGGCTGATCGCCGCGCGCACTTCATCGAGCCTTATGCGGGCTTCTGTTTTAGGTTTCATGGGTTTCCTCAGCGGACGCGGCTGCGCGTTCCGCGCGTTTGTTGGGCTCTGCGCGGTACGTTGGCCACCGGCTCTTCACTACTGAACAACGCGGGCTGCATGAGCTGCTGCTCAAGCTGGTCCCACTCACTGTCACGGAGCAGATGTGTCTTCAAGCTGCGCGCGGCGTGCAAGGCATAAACTTCGCAGTCGAGCGCTTCATTGCGGCGGCCTGCTTTTTTCTGCCAGACCATCTTGCTGGGCTGGCGTGGGTGCGGTGCCAGCACTTCATTGGTCAGCTGTTCGTAATAATCAGCTCGCATCTCGCTGTACCAATGCATACGGCCTGGCCCGCTCCCGGTAAGGCGCAGGCGATTGTCGATCAGCGTCTTGGCTTTGTGAGTACCTACGATGTTGACCCGCAGGCCGTACTTGGCAGCCTTCGTGTTGTCTTGGGTGGTGTCGACTGACGTCGGCGGTTTGGAGTAAATCTCCCGTTCGCGGCTGTCGATCGAGGCGCCTTTGATGGCCAGGATGTTGTAGCGCTGGCGATCTCGAACATAGGTGTACACCGCATCGCTGGTGTTACCGTCCGAGCTATCCACGCTCGCTCCTGATACCGCCAAACGAACGTTGCCAGCACCAAGTATCGGTGTGGCCAACAGCTGGTCCAGCTCGCGCCACACGCCGTCGGATGGGTCTTTGGGGTTGCCTTGAAGCTCGTTCCAGTAGAGCCGCCAGGACTCTTCACCTCGCCCCCAGCCAACAATCACAACTGCAAGGCGATCTCCCTGAATGTCCACGCCCGCGGTGATCAGCAGAACGCCAGGCGGCGCCGTCATTTCCGCATAGGGCTCCGCTCGTTTTTCAAGCTCATCCGTCTTCGGGGCATCACTTTTGTACTCGTAGCTCTCCCCCATCGAGCTGTTGGTGAAGGCGATCATCGGGCCAATGTTGCCGCGCTCGGCCGCGTACTCAGCCTGCAGCTTCTTCTCCATCAACACGGCGAAGCGAGAGCCATAGAAGGTGGCGTACAGCTCATTCAGGTTGAAACCCGCGATCCCTCGAAACTCAGCAGTTGCGACCCAGCGGCCATGCTTCAGGTTGCCGTTCTTCTGGTTGTCGTCCCAGGAGGATCCACAGTGTGGGCACGCGTAATAGGTGTGCTCAGGCCGCTTCTTGCCGTACACCTCGTGGGAATAGGTAAGGTCATCCGGGCAATGGAGGTTGTCGAAACTGAGCGCATGTTCCTTGCCGCAATCATGGCAAGGCACCATTCCGAGTCGCTTGTCAGACAGCTCCATCTCGGCATCGATAGCCGAGAGCCCTTTGATGGTAGGCGTGCCACCGATGATGATCGTCGAGCGCCTGAAGGTTTTCAGGCGCTCTTTTGCCAACTTGATGCTGTCGCCCTGGCCCCGAAGGTTGAGATTACAGTCGTCCGGCTCCTCAACTGCGACCCGCGGTACCGGCGTCGACTTAACGCTGGCCGGGCTGTTCGAGCCGACCATCTTGAGGAAGCCACCAGGGAATTTCTTGAAGTCCTGCCGCTGCTGCAGACGTCGGCTGCGTAGATCCACCTTCTTGCGTAGCCGTGGGGTGGCCTCGATCATCGGCTCCAGCTTCTCGCCGACATACTGCTTAACCGACTCTGCCTTCGGGAAAAGAACCAAAATCGGCGACGGGTCTATATCGATCCATTTGGCAATGGCGTTTCCCATCACGCCTGACGTCCAAGCCACCTGAGCAGACTTACGGCCGACTACTTCAGTAACGTTGGGATCGTCGATCGCATCCAGCGGGTTACCGGGCCAAGTGAGGTGCGGCGTAACATCGAATCGATACTTACCGGGCCGGGCAGCCTCCTCCGGCGCGAGCCACCGATACTTGTCTGCCCATTCGATGATCGACATCCGCGGTGGCGGTGCCCACTTGCTGCAGGCTTTACGGATCGCTTTACGGGCCGTCTTCTTCAGCATCCTCCGGATCGTCCGATCCGAAAGGATCCCCGTCTGACGGGTCGTCGTCATCAGGGTCATAGTTCGCCAGCTCTCTCAAGATTGCTTCGATAGGGTCGCGGATCAGTTGATCGTCCACCTCCACCCCGTATCGAGCTGAGAGCTCGCTTGCCAGATTTTCAGGGAGGGTGTTCAGCAGCTCGATCTTGGCCGCCTGGATCATTGCTTCGAACCGGCCAACCAAGTCAGCTACAACGGCGACCTCGCCGATATCCTTGGCCATTGCCAGCTCTTCACGGTCGGCGCGAACGCGATCAAGCCGATCGCGCGAGGATTCTTTCTTGCCGTTCAGTGCCGCCTGCTGCATGAGCCATTCGATCACCGCCTGGCTGTCGTACAGGTTTTCGTGGCCTCGCCCTTGGCCGAACTCCAGCACGGGCATGCCTGCTGTCTGCCAGCGGCTGAGCGTTCGTTCATCACGTCCCACCAGCTCGCCTAACTCAGCCTTTGAAACTTGCAGGCCCATACCTAACTCCTTGAAAAGACGGACATCCCTGCACAAATTCCAGCTAGAGAGAAAACGCGGCTCGAATTACCCGTGTAGGCCGGGGCCCCCTGGGAGTACCTTAATGGTCTGGGCGGGCTTAGCGCCCTAGGTCTAGCTGCCCCGCCTGCCACCAGGGCGACGGCTGAAGCTGGTCGGCAGGCGCCCGCTCAGGGCATCGGCGATGGCCTTGTCGATGTTCGCTTCAAGCTGTGCATCGTTCTCGGCAACGCGTCGAACCACACCATGGAAGTCCAGGCGCTCGCTGTACTGCGGTTGACGTACGAAGGCGATGACCACTGCCACCGCCTTGCCCCGCCGCTCTGCAATACCGATGGGCGTCTTGCCGCGCTTGAGTACGAAGAACGCCGTGGCGTGGCCTTTGCGAAGTGAGCGTCGACTCGCCGTAGCGCTGTGGTCAGAGCCAGATCGGTTCAGCGCCTTCAGCCCGGACAGGATCTGCATCATGTGCCCGCGCTGCATGTTGCCGTACTGGTCGAGCCGCGCCCCTGCACCTGGTACGGCGAATAGCCCCGCGGGTAGAATTCCAGCCTGACGTAGCCAAGCTTCAGACGCGCGACGCTGCCGACCACCACCGAACACCTGCGGCGCCACCCAGTCTTCAGGGGCGAACTGCTTGCCGGTAGCCGCGCCGTCCTTGTCATCCTTGATCCACAGCGCCGCTTCCAACTGATTGGGCCTAGCGTTCAGTACGCGGATCGAGTTGAGAGTGAACGGCGTGGGCCGGTCGAACACATCACTCATTTCAGCCCGAACGATCTGCCGGGCTTGGTTCGCCGTGTGGTTCAACGCCTCAGCCAATGCACTGTTAGCTAGACCGGGCCCCAGTTGCTGCAAGGATGCCAACGCATCGTCGAGGTCGGCAGCGTGAAATGCCCCGCGCATTGACGTTACTCCATCCGGCTCCGGTGATCAGTGCCTGGCACAGATCGAGCTATTGCATAGAAGATCGATTGGGCAAGCCGCCCTTTCCAATCTTCCTCGTCGAAACCGTGCAGATCGAAGCTGTGCTCTCCGTTGTCACCGTGGCTGATTACACCATCTCGGGACACTTTGAACGCCCACACTTCGCGCATAGACGTCTCGTCTTTCGAGTCAGTAAGTTCTTTCAAGATCACATAACGACCCACAGTTCCTGTAGCGTCAATATGAAGATCTAAACGCCCTTTCCCTTTACCAAAGGGCGTTTCCAGCAAAAACACGTCATTGTCGGAGATATCCAGCTTCACACCCCAATGCCTCGTGGGGTGGGGTTTAGCGAAAGTGTCTTGAAGCACCTTGACCACAGACCGAGCCGCAACTCTGACGTATTCGGCTGACTCAACCGCATTCCTACATAGATTCATTTCTGCATCCGTGAAAGCTGAGTAACTCATAGCAACCTCCTGTCTAGAGTGAGAGATCAGTATGCCACTACGGTTAGCTCTATCTCTCCGCTACTTTTGTCTACGCTCAACACCAGACCAAACTGGCTGATCCGGACGCAACACACCCGCCAAGTTCCCGCGAGAGCGCAAAAGCGCCCAGGCAAATGCAATCAGCTGGATGACCACCGGCCAGGCCTGCCCAGGTACCCACAGGTCGCCAATCAGGATGTAGATCACCGCGGCGCCCGCACTGACCATCACCGCGTAAGCCGCGCAGGACATGCCGCGCCGGAAGCGCAACGAGCCGCGGCGGAAGGTGAACAACCGAACGAATATCGCGAAGCACACTACCAAGGTAGCTCCCGTAAGCAGCAGACTAACCATTGAACCCTCCAGACGAGACAGGAGCCTCGCGCTTCTTGATCCAGGCCATGGTCACACCCACCACCATCGCGGATGCGGCAAAGGCGGCAGGGCCTGGGAAAGCAAAAGGGCGCATGCCCCACACTTCCAACTCGCCCAGTGCAGGGCTAAACAGGTAGCCCATCACCAGGCTGACGAAGAACAACGCAACCCGAGCAGCGCCTTTCAGGTCAGGTCGTGCGATCACGAACACCAGCGCGCCACACAGGGCACCGGTCGCAGCGTTACCGTCTGCGCCGGCCAGGATGCCACCAAGGCAGGCCATGGCGCCCAGCCCACAGAGTGCCAGCCCGCTTAGCGGCTCGCTCATGTCACAACCTCCCAGGCGGCCAAGGGCCAGAAACGAAGAAGCCCCACCAGATGGCAGGGCTTCGGAATAGTTGCCCCCTTTCAGGGGCGGTGACGGCGCGGGGGCTAACCGTCGAGGGGCGCAGCACAGCGCTCTGTGTTTATCGCGGGCACCGCAATAAAGCCTGGGTACCTTTTACCCCTCGACATGCAACGCTCGCAACGGCCATTTTCGGGCGGTTCGGTTCGCGCCGGGTTGAACTCTGTTCGCGCACGGTTCGCGCCATCGTGACCGGACGAACGGTCATTCTGCCACCACCCCGAACCCAGCGCGCAACGCTTGACGGTGGGACACGCCGGAGGCCTTCAGCCGCTGCAAACGCCTGGCTTCATCCTTGCCCGCCACCTTCACCGCTCGAGCACGCGCCCGAGCCGCTGCGGCAGCGGCCGTGCCCTGTCCTTCCCGCTCGCGCTCACTCACAACACCCGGCAGCACTTCGGCCAACGCCGCGTGCAACTCACCGACACGCGTCCGGTATGTCCGCACACTTATGCCCAGTACTCGGCATTGCGCTACCACCGGCTGCGGCCGCAAAGACGTGTACCGCACCAATGCCAGGTACTGCATCGCCCTGCCCCTGGAACCGAGACCACCGTCCGCCTCATCTGCGGCCAACAAGGCCAACCCCGTAGCGACAGCAGCAGAAGCCCGGCTCACCGCCACCTCACACTCAACGCTCGACAAGCACCGCGACCCACCAACAGCCCGCCCGCCCTCCTCATCCATCGTGCCCAGTGGTGAACGGATGCTCACGTCCAGGGCCGGGCTGATCACCTCGTTGCCCCACGCCACCAGCAGCGCCTCAATCACCTTATTCATCGCCCCAACCCCCGCTCAAAACCCAACCCAACACAAAAAGCCCCAACCCAACACACACCCAACACACTTAAAACCCTTACAGAACAATGCTTTAAAGAAAGCTGTGTAAGGTGTGTTGGGTTGGTAAGGTTTTTTGAAGCTTCGCGTAGAGAAAAAACGCAGCCGGTAGCCATTGGAGAGAAGGAAGATATTTTTCGCATACGTGCGCGCGCGGGCGCGTAAACCCAACACACCCAACACACACCGCCACAACGCCCGTAAACACTGGGGCTAAAGTGTGTAAGGTTGCCCAAACCAACCCAACACATACCCAACACACCCAACACACTTTCACGCGCACTCATGCGGCGGCCTCCTGCACGTGGTCCCACTTGTCCACGTGCCAGCCCGCCTTTCGGGCCCGCGCGCGCCACTCGAGCACATGCGCGCCCAGCGCGGCCGCCTTAGTGGATGGTGGCAGGAAGGACTCCTCATCCTTCGGAAAGCAGAACGCCGAGAAGCGCCGCGTATTGCGATCCGTCCACGGAATCGCCCGCGTCTTGTCCAAACCCATCGTCGTGATGAACAGCGAGAACTTCGTCTGGCTCATCGCGTGTTCCTTGTTGCGCTGGCACCATTCAAGGAACAACGCATACAAGTCGCTGCTCAAGCAGCCGCCCCACAACCCCGGCCCAAACTCACCGAGCCGCCACAGGTGCATGAACGTCTGCCACGGCGCCCGGCTCAACGCCACCAGGCGATCGCGCGCAGGCGTAACCGGCGGCTTCGTCTGCGGGTCGAACTCGCCCAGGTCATACGCCAGCAGCCAGGCGTAGAACGCCTCAACGCCGCCGTGATCCAGCTCATGCTTGATCGCCTTCTGCCGCTCGGGCGATAGCTTCTCCTCCGGCCACATCACCAGGAATCGCCGGTCGCTATCACTGATCGGCCACGGCACGATCTCGTTCGAGAGAAACACCGCATTCATGTGCGACGCCTCCTCCCACCCGTTCACGAACTTCGACTCGATGCGCACCGTCTGCCCGGTGATCAACTGCTTGATCTTCCCCACCTGGTTGTACTTCTGGTCGCGGCTCACAACCTCCTCGAACACAGCCCACATCTTCCCGCTCTGCCAGGCGTTGAACGAACCCTCCAGCTGCGTCTGCCCCACCGTCGCCGAATACTGGCCATAGATGCGCCCCATGATCACCGAGAACAACAGGCTCTTACCCGAACCCTCAGTGGTCGAATGCATCAGCACCGCCGTGTCCATCTTCGCGCCCGTGTGCTGCAGCGGGTACGCCAGAAAGCGCCCCAGCCACTGCGCCGCATCCTCAGCGTGGTTGCACAGGAACGACACCAGCCAGATCAGGTTCTCGCACGCCGCATCGTCGCGCTTCGGCTCCAGCGGCAAACCCTCGAACGTGTTGATGTACACCTCAGGGTCATGCGTCATCGTCGGGTCGAACACAATGTGGTTCATGTCCACCACGCGCCGGTCCGGGCTGTTCAGCCACAGGCTGTACGCATCGCCCAGGGCCATCTTCACCGCGCCCTCGGCAATGCGCCGCTTCTTCGCGTAGTCCCAGGCATCCTTCGTCCCGTCGATGTACACATAGCGCGTCATCATCGGCATCGAGAAATCGCCCAGCGCCTTGCCGGCCAGCGCCTGGGTGCGCTCGTTATCCTTTACCCACTCCTCGCTCACCCGCTTCTTGCGCTTATCGGTGACCGCCTCCCACTCCTTGAAGGCCTCCTTCCCGATGTGCGCAATGAAGCCCGACTTCTTGATCTTCTTCGCCGCATCGATATCCCACACATGCGTGGTGCCCTCGATCAACGCATACCGGCGCAGCAGCCAGGCCAGCGAGAAGCCTCCCCCCGCACCCCCGGTGTCAGTGGTGCCGGGCTCGCCATCGGCCTCAGCGTCAGATGGGGCCGGGGGAAGGTCATCAGCCTGCGGCGGCAACTCAGGCGCAGCGTCTACCGGCGGGGCATCCGCCTGTGGCCCGCTCTGCTTCACCACCTGCTTGCGCTGGCTCGCATGGTCCAGGCCCAGCAATTTCGCCGCCGCCTTCATCGCCGCCTTGTTGTCACCGTTGTGCTCGAGGAGGCAGAACACATCGAACGGGTCATTCCAGTGCCCATTTGCCAACGGGTCAGCGCCGTGGTGCGAATACACCCGGCCCTCCTCGTTGATCGAGATACCCGGCAGCCCCGTCGAACTCCCCGCATACAGCCACTTCTTCCCGCGCTTGATGTAACCGGCTGCCTGCAACAGGCCCGCAGCGTCATACGCCCGGTTGTAGGCGTCGATCACCGACTCGCCCTTGCCAGCTGATCCGGTCGCCGCGGGCGCCTTCTTCTTCGCTGCCGGCTCCGGCGCTTTAACCGCCCACGGGCAGGCGTCCAACGCCATGCGCTTGAACACCTCCCAGTTGGTCCAGATGTTCACCAGGTCGCGGGGCAACTCCGCGAATGCATCGCCGGTCGGCGCCGTACGCCAGGTGTAAGGCTGGCCAGTACCCGGGTGGATCGATGGCGGCAGCACGTCCTGCACATCGCCGCCGCGCAGCTCGAACACCGTCACCGGCGCGAGCTGCTTCGCCTTCGCCTGCATTTCGGCTTCCAGCGTCTTGTCGCCGATATCCTTCGCCCGTTTCAGCGCCTTCACGGCCAGCTTATGCTTCGAGCCGTCCGGGTCATCAGGGTTTGGCCACACCAATGAATGCCGGCTGAACTCGCAACCCGCCGGCACGCCGAACATGATGCGGAAGCGCTCCGGGTTGCCCACGCTTGTCGCGTGCTCCGCCGCCACGCTATCCAGGTCCATGCCCAACAAGTCGCTCAGAATCTGGCGCGTCCACTCCACGTGGTCCACATCCAGCGAGCAAACGCCGCTCGCACCGAGCAATACACCCATGTTCTGCCTGGGGTGCTTCGTCCAGTGCGCCTCGGCCTTTGCCGCGTCCGTGATGTAACCGCCGGGCTTGTTCCAGCCCTTGCCGGTCGGGCCCTTCTCGCCGTCAGGGATCGGCACCAGGGCCAGATTGAACGATTCGATATAGCGACGTGCCCAGGCAGCGATGGGGGCCGGGGAAGGTGATGGAGCCTTGGTCATTCGCACGCCCCCATGCAACTGCTGAACAGGGCGCTCAAGCGGCCGACATCAGCTCCATTGCGGCTGCGAGCGAAAACACCTGATACGCCAGCCCCAAGCCGGCGCCATCCAGACTGGTAAGCGCCAAGTCCCCCGGTAAAAGAGGAGCCTTGCCGTCCCACTCCTCCACCACCCGGACACAGCCGAGCGACTTCAGCAAGTCCGCTGCACACAAACTCTTGCCTATGCCTTGCGGCGCGATGATGATCACAGGCTTGCTCATGGAACACCTCATTGGAGAGAACAGGATGTTGAAGGACGAACTGCGACATACCCACTTCCTTTACTGCATTGATCGCCAAGCAGACGGCAGCTACGTGCTGCTGAATCGCAACTACAAGCCGCTGGGCTTCATGACCGGCGAGTACGTCCAATATGGAGAACATCCCGTTGGGGTAAAGCTGAAGGAGCTTGGCCCGAGGGACGCCGCGAAGATCAGCTACCGGGGTGACGAGAGCCTTGAACGCATCTACCTGTATAACGATGGGTGCATCCCCACGGACGGAGCGGCCAACATGAAGGCCTACCTGGACCGCCTCGGAAAGGTGATGAAACTCGGCATTTCTGACTGACTGAAGCGATGGGTGGTGCTTAGGCACGCCGCACCTCCCTGCGCGCTTGGCAGTACACACAACGCTCGCAGCCTGGTACTGCCAGGCGCCGCGCTGCTGGAATAGCCACACCGCAGTCATCGCAGTATTCAGCACTGATCGTGTAAGCCGGCGCCTGCTTGCGCTGTAGGGCCAGGATCGCCCCGGCCCGCATCTGTTCTTCCCGCTCGCTCGCGAGGTCGAGGTCATCAGCCATGGCTGCGGCCCTCCATCGCTTCGCGCGCGCCGGCCATGATGCCCAGCAGCTTGCCGATCAGCGCATAGCCGTGCTCCTCCAGCGTGGCCACCTCGGCAGCGTTCCACTGGTTGTCGGCCGCGCCACCCACCAGGCTGCCGACGAACTTCCCCTCTTTCTCCAGCAGGCGGCTCAGCTGCAGCAGCGCATCCTGGCTGGCCTGCACCGGCTTTGGCTGGTACGTCACCACGCCATACACCTGCTCGAACCACTCACGCACGGCCGGGCCGCGGGCAAGCTCAACCACGCGGGCAAGCTGCATCGTGTTCAGGTGGTGCTCAGGGTAGGAACTGGAGAGGCGCTTCTGGAAAGGGCCATAAGGCTCCTCGAGGATGGCGCAAACGGCCGTGTGGCCGCCGTGGAAGTGGCGGCAATCCAGATCGATCGCCGCCGCGAGCGAGCGCACCGGCCCACCCGTTGTTGCTGTGCTTGTGCTCATTGGTAGTAAACCCCGCGAACTACCATAGCCACGGCGTCGGGGTATCCCCTATTCTATGGCTACAGCGCCCAACACCCTCAGTCATTGCTGTGCCTCGGGGTGTTGGATGTTGAGGCGGAGCGGTTGGTAGCCGCTCAACCGGAACGCCGAAACCAGGGTTGAACTTTCACGAGGAACGCCCTGTGTTTTGGCCTCTATTTCACCTGCCGCCGAGGCGTCAGGTTTGTTGCTCTTGGGCTACTTGCCCGGTGCCGGCTCTGGCTCGTTGGTAGCTCACCTGAGCCGGCGCCACCCCCCGTATTACTAATCTGCTGTGCCAGGGGTGGGGTGATTCATGCGGCTTGCGAGCCCGAGTAGAGCAACTGCTCCTCGGCCACACCGAAATGCTGGAGAACCTCCGGGATGCTCACTGCTCCTTGGCTTTCATGAGCCAATGCGAGCAACAGCCGGAAGCGTGGTTCTTTCCGGGCGTACAGCACATGAACTTTCATGTATCCGATGGTCACGTTGCACCGCTGCGCGTATTCGCAGAGCGGGTTGCCCTCCGGCGCCTTGGGATTATCGATTGAACGGATGTAATCACTGAGTTTCATGGGTCACCTCTGACGCAGATTCTTACCCATCGGGTATTGCTTTGCAATAGCCAACGGGCACTTACCCATCAGGTAACCGATAGGCGAAAATTCAAGGATGAAAAAATTACCCACCATTCCCGAAATCCGTCACGCCAACCTGCGCCGCGAAATGGGCACGCGCCCCCTTTCAGTGGCCGAACTGGCGCGACAGCTTGAAAAAGAAACCAGCCAGGTAGGCCAATTTGCGGGGCCTACTCGCCACAAGGGTATTGGCGATGACATGGCTCGACAGATCGAGGAGGTGCTCGGCCTGAGCCCATACGACCTCGACATACCCGCCACAGCACTGACGCTGGCGGCAAGCGCAGGTACGTACAAGGTCGATGCCTGGCCTGTTGGCATACCTAAAGGGAAGCTACCGGTCGTAGGCGTTACAGCCGCGGGAGCAGCTATGGATATCATCGATCTTTACCAGCCTGGCACAGCCGAAGAATGGCTTGACGCACCCGGCAACCCTACACCCAACGCCTTCATCCTCAAGCTCGACGGCTTCTCCATGCAGCCCAAATTCTGGAGCGGCGACAAGGTGCTTATCGAGCCCTCTCTTGAGTGGAAGGCCGGCGACTTCGTGTTCGCCAAAAAAGCCGACCACACCGCCGGCACTTTTAAGAAGCTGATCGAAGAAGACGGCAGGCTATTCCTGTTCGCCCTCAACGAAGACTTCAAGCCGCGCATCCAAGAAATTGACGATACCTGGATGATCGTAGGCAAGGCGACATGGCGATTCGATCAACTCTAAAAAATACCCGATAGGTATTTACTCCAATACCCGACAGGGATAATCTCTGCCGTACCCACCTACCAAGGGCGTACGGCAATGAATCAGGCACAGCACAGCAAACCCCGCTGCCCGGTGGTCATCCACCCGGCAGCCGCATCTAACCCCACCATCGTTCGCAGCATCCAGCAGGCTACCGGCCAACTGGTGATGATCGTCTGCGGCCGCCCACAACTGCGCAGCACCACCCTGCCCGCCTTTGAAGACTTCAGCGGCTATGAAGGGGGTGCGGCATGATCCTGCTCATCACATCGCTCTCCCTGGGCGTACTCCGCGGCGCTCTCAACTTCGGTGGCAACGCGGTGATCAAGCTGGCCCGCGTCGGCGATCCCAATCAGCAACTGAGCATGGACATCAACGTCGAGCTCGTTGACCACATGGTTCGGCTCCGTATCGCCGCAGGCGAAACCACCGGCGAGATCAAGCTGGCACCGGGCCAAGTGGGCTACCTCAAGGCGGCGGTGACGTTTATCGAAGATGTCGCCAACGGCCGTATCGAAACCGCCAGCCAAGCAGAGCCTGCGGCCAGCAGCGGCACCATCCAGCTCACCACTTGCGACGAGCGCACCCTGCGCACCGTATGCCGTACTGGCGGGCACACCGCCCTCAGCAGCGGCACGGTCGTCACCGTTCACGCCAGCGAGAATCAGAGCCTGCGCACTGGCATTGCCGTGCACGGCGCCCGCACGCACTTGGTCAGCGGCAGCGCGCAAGACGTCTACCTCTCGCTCGCCGAGCACATCCAGCAGCTGATAGCAGCCTGAGGGAACCGCCATGAACCGCGACCTCAAAGCCACAGCCCAGGTACTGGGCCTGCGTGACCGCGAATTGCGGGCACGCCTGCGTGAACTGCGCCTGCTCACCAACGCTGGCGAGCTGCTCATTGGCCCGCGCACCGAGGGCCGCCTGTTCGTCGACCCGCGTAGCCGCTGGAACAAGCGTTTCCAAACCTACAGCCACTACGGCGTGGTCATGACCACCGAAGCCGGCGTGGCCTGGCTGGCCGAGCAGCTCGGCATAACCGTTACCACAATGCCGCCGCGTCAGGCAGGGAGCCCAGCATGAGCAATAGCCCAATCAGCCACGCCATCGGCGCCCTCAAGCTGGCCAGCGTGCACGTCGAGCACCCCACCGCCCTCAGCGGGCAGACGCTTCTCGCCACCAGCGTTGAGGCCATCCAACGCCTCAATGCCGCCTACCCGCACCGCGAAGAGCTCGGCCGGCTTTACGCCGAGCTGGTGCGCGTTACACCACGCGGCCACCTGCCCTACGTGTCGCTGGAGGCCAATGACCAAGCGCCATACCTGGCAATCATCACCAACGCCGCAGGCGAAGTGGTTCACCGCCAACGCGGCAAAACCATCGAAGGCCTCGTGCAACTGGTCGCCACCCGCTTCGAACCACCGCAGGCCAAGGCATGACACCGCCAAACCCGCAGCCAGCCATCACCACGCTGGAGCAACTGCGCCAACGTTACGCGGCCAACTACATCACCGCCGAGCAGCTGCTGGCCGACCACCTACCGCACATCAGCAGCGTGCAGCACCTGCGCCGCAAAATCCGCGAAGGCAAGTTGCACCTGCAGCTCTGGCAGCTGGACGCCAGTTCCAAGCGCAGCCCCTGGGTCATCTACCTGCCCCAGCTCGCCACCTGGCTCGACCGCCAGGCAGAACACGCCGCCAACGCGGCATAACCGGCCCCACCAAGGCCAGCAACCGAGAGGCACAGCACCATGAAAGCAACCGATAGCACCGAGTTCATCAACTCACTTAACGCGGGCGTGTTCGCCCAGCAGTTGGGCCGCGCTCTGTCCGATGTCGCCGCGGGCGTGGTCGACCACGGCAAAGAGGGCACCGTCACCCTTACCTTCAAGCTCAAGCAGATCGCCCAAAGCAACCAGGTGAACGTCAGCCACAAGCTGGACTACGCCCAGCCCACCAAACGCGGCAAGAAGCGCGAAGACACCACCCTCGACACGCCGCTCTACGTCACCCCAGAAGGCCTGCAGCTGTTCCAGACCAACCCCACCGCCCAGCTCTTCAAAGAGAAAGACACGCCGGTTCACGCCCGCGACTGATCCGCAGCACAGCCGCAACCACCGCCGTACCCATTAATTGAATAGCTAGGAATCAACCCATGTTCAGCAAAGAAACCCTGCAACACATCGAAGCCCAAGCCCTGGCCGCTGCCAACGCCCGCATTGAGCTCGCTGGCGGCGCTCAGCTGGCCGTGCTGCCTGAAGCCGTACGCCTGCAAACCCTGGAAGCGCACGAAGCCACCCGCTATCGCTTCCGCGGCGCACTGAGCACCCACTCCATCCGCGACTTCTCCAACTACGTCACCAAACATCTGGACGATGCCGACGCCATCGCGCCGGCGGGCTTCGTCAATCAGGACAGCATGAGCGCTGAAGTGGTGTTCAACCTGGGCACGCCGGATCTGGCCGGGCACGCCGATGACACGGCCAGCATCACCCTCAAGCGTACCGCCGCGTTCAAAGCCGTCGAGGCCATCGTGGGCAAGCGCCTCAGCCAAAAAGAATTGGCCGAATGGCTGGAAGACTGGGCACGCAACCTCGAAGCCAGTGCCGGGGACGCTCGCCTGAACATCGTGCAGGCCATCGCGGGCATCCGCCACATGACCATCAAAGCCACCAGCCAGCGCGACAGCTCCGTCGGCGACGTCTCCGAGCGCCGCAGCGCCATGGATGAAATCGAAGCCAAGAGCCAGGAAACCCTGCCCACCAGCTTCAGCTTCACCACCGTGCCGTACGAGGGCCTCCAGCCAACGCTGATCAGCCTGCGCCTGTCCGTCATCACCGGCGAGAACGCCCCCGTGCTCAAGCTCCGCTGGGTCGGTGAAGAAGCTCAACGCGAAGAGTTCGCCGACGAATTCAAGAACGTACTGAGCAGCGAAATCGGCGGCCTGGTACCGCTCACCATCGGCACCTTTGCCCTCGGCAAGTAAGCCCAACCAACACCGGCCGGCGCCTACCACGCCGGCCTCCACCACAGCACAGAGGCACAGCACATGCACCCGACCATTCAAATACTCGCCATCGGCCTGATCGCCGGCCTGGCTATCGGCATCGCCATCCACCTGGTGGTCAGCCGCACCACCAAAGCACGCATTCGCGCCCAGGGCTACAGCGCATGCAGCCAAGCCCGCCAACCCGTAATCGACGAGCTGAAGCACAGCGTCAACGCCCAGGCGCTGGAAATCATCAGCCTCAAGGGCCAGCGCCTGAACCTGGTACGCGATCACCAGCACGCCCTGGAATCCATCAGCCAGGACGCTGACGCCCGCGTGAAGCTGTTCGCCCATCGCGCCCTGAGCGAGAACGAACTGTTGTGGGTGAAGCGCGCTATCACTCAACTCAGGCCCGCCGCAATTGCTCACGGCACCCTTGGCAACCCCCAGGGCGAACGCGACGCCCTGGCGGTTAAAGTCCAGCTCAGTGCCATAGTGGGTCGCCTGGCAGCCCTGGCACCCCAGGCCGTCGCCGCTGACCCAACCCAAGCAACAGCCGGTACCGAGCGATCCGTGATCGTCCAAGGCCCACAGGGTTGCGGCAAAACCCTCAACGCCGCCCGCATTGCCAAGGCCCTAGGGCTCAGCAAGATCGTCGACAACTGGCAGCCCGGCGACGCGCTGGACAAACAGCACACCCTCTACCTGACCTACCACGACGAAGCCAAGAATATGGGCTTCCGCTCGGTCATGAGCTACGACGAGGCCATGCAGCACGTCGCCAAGCAGGAGGCCGCAGCATGAAAACCCTCTGCATCTACCACGCTAACTGCGCCGACGGCTTCGGCGCCGCCTGGGTCGTACGCGTCGCCCTGGGCCCTGCAAACGTCGAGTTTCACCCAGGCAGCTACGGCGCCCCAGCACCCGATGTAGAAGACCGCGACGTGATCATTGTCGACTTCTCCTACAAACTGCCCGAGCTTCTGCAACTGGCCCAGTCGGCCCGTTCGGTACTGATACTCGACCACCACAAAACCGCCGCCGAAGATCTGGCCCAGATCCCGCCGGCCCCAGCCCACTACGCTGAATGGCTCGAGTGGCAGCAGCCCTTGGGCGCCGTGTTCGACATGAACCGGAGCGGGGCTGGCCTGGCTTGGGATTACTTCTTCGCCAGCGACCGGCCAGCGCTGATCAACCACATTGAGGATCGTGACCTGTGGCGCTTCGAGCTAGCCAACACGCGCCCAATCATGGCCAACGTCTTCAGCTACCCACAAGATTTCGAGGTGTGGGATCGGCTAATGGACATGCCCATGCAGAGTCACTGGCAGGCAGGCGAAACCATCGAGCGCAAACACGCCAAAGACCTCGCCGACCAGCTCAAGAACGCCCGCCGCCTAACCATCGGCGGCCACGACGTGCCAGCCCTCAACGCCCCCTACTTCATGGCCAGCGACGCAGGCCACGCGCTGACCCAGGGCGAACCCTTCGCCGCCGTCTACAGCGACACCCCCAAGGGCCGCATCTTCTCCCTGCGCAGCACCGATGAAGGCCTGGACGTATCCGAAATCGCCAAAACCTACGGCGGCGGTGGCCACCGCAACGCCGCCGGCTTCACCGTGCCGTTCGACCACGAGCTGGTTACGGGCTACGTGCTGGCAACGCTGGAGAGCACAGAAATAAGGGTTCTCACCTGCGTCTACTGCGCCCACGAATACCCGCAGGGCACCCCAGCAGCTGGCGACCAGGTACTCACCGACCACATCCGCCAATGCCCTAAGCACCCGATGCGTGAAGCCGAGCAAACAATTCTGCAGCTCCGCGAAGCCCTGGCCGGCCTGCTGGGCGAATCAACGCTATTTGGCCTTGCACACCTGGAGGCGGGTCTGGGACTGGTTCCAATGCCAAAGACTGAAAAGGCAGTAATGCTCAGGGCTATTCAGGTCATGCGCGACACATCCTCCCAAACCAGCACGGATGGTCAACAGCCATGACTTGGATTCTCACCAACCAGGGCATCCGCTTCGAGCTGCTCGCCCCCACTGCGGAAATGATCCACCCGGCCGACATCGCCTTCAGCTTGGCCCGGCTGTGCCGCTTCAACGGCCACACCGGAAAGCACTACTCAGTCGCCCAGCACTGCTACCTTGCAGCCGATCTGGTAGAGCCAGAGCACCAACTCCACGCCCTGCTCCACGACGCCACCGAGGCATACGTGGGCGACATGGTGCGCCCAATCAAAGTTGAAATGCGCAAGTACGCGGCGGCTCTCCACATCGATGATGTGTACGCCACCATCGAACGCCGCGTCTGGCTCGCCATCTGCGAACGCTTCGACCTCGAACCGGAACTGCCCGACCAGGTGAAAGAGGTCGACATGTACCTACTCGCCGTCGAACGCCGCGACCTCATGCCCGCCCACCCCGACGCCTGGGATTGCATCCAGGGCATCGAACTGCCCGCGTGGCACATCAAACCATGGAGTGCAGAGGAAGCCCGCGATCGGTACTTCCAGCGGTTGATGTCACTGCTGAGCACCACGCATCGCTCGAGGGTTCAGGCATGAGTGGAGGCCTTCGTAATGCGCCCAGCAGCATCGGCCATACCTGCAAGCTGCTCCAATACCCAGTCGATCTGGTGAGCATGGTGGGTCAAGTTATTGATTTTCGGAAAAGCTCCAGCAAGCAAAGGAGCCTCTCCATCAGTCCAGTTTCGAAGAACCTCCGCACACTCGTCACCGAAACTGAGAGCCTGCCTCAGATTAATAACGTAAGAAATATCGCTCCCACTGAAAGTTGTGAGCGGAACGGCGTTGGCAGCATCCAGAAGGATTTTGAAATCGGCACCGCTGCTCGTGCTTTTCCAGAATTTAAGGTAACCAACTTCAGATCGCTCGATAACGCCAATAAGAGCTTGAAGATTGTTCTTGCCCATCACTGCTACCCAGTGAATAGAAGCAATCACGTCTTCACGGTTTTTTTTCTCACGGTGATGATCATGGAGCTGGGGTATGAGCCACGCCGCAATGATCGCAGCGACAGAACCTACCGCCTGAACCCATGCAGGAGCAGCATCCGCGCCCCATGGCGCATATGTCGCACCGAACACGGCGATGAACAAAAGAATGATCATCATCGGAAAGAACCAGGGCCGCTTGATCAGAGCAATGGCTACAGACTTGTAAGGTATTACTTTGCCGCGCATCGCCCGCTCCAGTCATGTTTTGCGGAGCTGAGCTTGCAGGCACCTCGCCACTATGTCCAGCGAGGCGAGGCATACCCCCTGTCAGGCGTGCGCCGCGCCCAAAAGTCAGCCCATCGCCCCTTCGAGCTGCGGACTGACCCCAACAAGTTTTACGAGATCGCTTCCAAAATTTTCGTGCGCGCTCTCCAATATTCTCAACAGCCCAGCATCCGGTGTGCCGTTGACCCGGACGGACAGAGAACTTATGAGCACCGAGAGGTTAAAACGGAACTTTGCCGCGATCTTGTGGCGTTGGTCGCTCAGATCGTCATCCAAGTTGGTTGCGGCCCTTTGGAATATTCGCTGGTAAAAGTCCACGTCACGCTGCAGCACTTGTCGAGAGCGAGACAGAGCAATCTCGATGCGATGCCCAATAACCTCTTGAACCATTTCTCTCTGAAGCCTTGCTGCTTGATGCTCGCGCTCTTGCCTCAAGAGCTGTTCAGTGATCTCCAGCGCCTCCCAAATGACGGTGTAAAGGCGCATTCCGTGTGCGTAGTCCCTAGTCATGGCGTCATCAATCCTAAGCCGATATGGCACCACAATTGCCACTATCAACGCCAGAATAGATCCCACCGCCTGCACCCATCCATGTGCGTTATCCAAAGCGTCAAAGTGGGCAAGTACTACGAACAAAGCCCATCCCAAAGAGCCTATGGCGATGAATGCCCATATACCCCAAACACTAGCCACCTTCATGGAGTGCGATACCGGAAACCAACTCATCCCTCTAGGCTCCTTGCCGTTCTTTATACGCCGAGCTTGCAGGCGCCTCGCCACTATGTCCAGCGGGGTGCAGCATGACAGCTTTCAACAAGCACATTGCTGTCAGTCAGCAGCGCCTACCGTTCACCAAAGAACTGTACGTCGACCTTTTCGCCGGACTCGGAGGTGCGAGCAGCGGCGGACGCAAGGCCTACCGCGATCCGGATATCGCCATCAATCACAACCCGGTGGCGATTGCCGTCTATAAGGCGAACCACCCCACCACCAAGACCTACATCACCGACGTGTTCGACGTAGACCCACTGGAGGCCACCGGCGGCCAACCTGTTGGCATTCTGTGGGCCTCGCCTGATTGCCGCCACTTCAGCAAGGCAAAAGGCAGCGCCCCACGCAGCCCACAAGTGCGCTCGCTGGCCTGGGTCGTGGTGCTCTGGGTCTACCTCACCCGCCCTCGCCTGTTCTTCCTCGAGAACGTCGAAGAATTCCAGAAATGGGGCCCACTGGACGACCACGGCCAACCGATCAAAGCCGAGGAAGGCCGCACCTTCAAAGCGTTCATCAGTTGCTTGACTACAGGCCTGACTGATGATCACCCGGACATGCCAGATATCCTCAAAGCCCTAGGCCCCCGAGTGCCGAAAAGTGCGCTGGCACGCGGACTGGGTTGCAATGTGGAATGGCGCGAGCGCCGCGCATCCAACGCAGCAGCACCCACCATCCGCAAACGCCTGTTCATGATTGGCCGTACTGATGGCCGCCCCATCATCTGGACACAGCCCAAGCGTCACGAAAAACCCAAGGCAAACCAGCTGCCGTGGCGCACTGCCGCCGAGTGCATTGACTGGAGCGACCTGGGAAAAAGCATGATCGACCGCACAAAGCCGCACGTCGACAACACCTGCCGCCGAGTGGCGAAGGGCTTCTGGCGCCACACCGTTATGGCCGATAAGCCATACCTGGTAGCGATGGACGATGACCATATCGCAGCTGCCAACCTGACCGAATTCGCCAACGCCAGTCATCAGCGCACCTTCAGCGTGGCCGAGCCACTGCGTACACAGGTAGCCCACGTCAAAGGCGGGCACTTCGCCCTGGCGACCGCGGCGATGGTCACACTGCGCAAAGGTTCGGTGGGCAGCGCAATGACGGCGCCGGTCAACGCCATCACCACCAACTCCGGCCACCACGCCATGGCGGCCTGTCACTTCGAGCAGGCCAACGGAGGCTTCTATACCGGTGACGGCCGTGCAGCGAATGCACCGCTCAGCACCATAACCCAAGCCGGTTCCAACCAGCGGCTGGCCAGCGCCTACCTGGTGAAGTTCTACAGCACCGGAGGGCAATGGCAAGGCATGAGTGAGCCCATGCACACGGTACCGACCCGGGATCGCATGGCTCTGGTAACTGTGCAGCAGATTCCTACCTCGATACTGCCGCCCGAGTTGATGGCCAAGGCAAGCAAGTGTGCTGCCTTCCTGCACAAGCACCTCCCCGAGCACTTCCCAGAGCCGGTAGACCTCGTGGTGTTGGGCGACTACGTGCTGGTCGATTTCACACTGCGCATGCTCAAGCCCACCGAACTCAAAATCGCCCAAGGCTTCGACCCGGATTACATCGTCGACCGCGGCCTGTTCGAGAACCCAACCACCGGGGAGCTGGAGTGGAAGGCGGTCAAGAATCAAGACCAGATCCGCCTGATCGGAAACAGCGTCAGCCCCTGCGAATCCGAAGATCTGATCGCCGCAAACGCCGCCGACTTGATCGACCTTTACCGTAAGGAGGCAGCATGACCCAGCTCACCGAAGTGCAAACCTCCACCCTCACCGCCGGCTCCCTTGCCTGGGCGGTCGGCACTGCCGAGGGGCTGGACATGTACATAAAGCCCGGGCAGTACGGCAGCGCACCTGGCGTGTTTGCCAACATCAGCGGCCGCGCTATTCGGTGGTGGCCTGAGCAGGATGCAGCGCAAGCCTGGCCGCTGCTCGTGAAACACGGCCGACGCGAACGTCTGCACCTGGACTTCCAATGCAACGGAGCAAGCTACCTTGAGGCGGGCATTCGGTGCGGGCACAAAGCTCGCGACATGCTCACTGCAGCCATGCGCGCAATCGTGAGCATGCAGCTGGGCCCAGTCGCCCTTATCCCGGCCGAGCTCGTGCCGCAGCGCACTTACACCACCAACCCGGGCGAATCAGTCATGGGCATAGCGCTGCGTGAACTCAAAGACGAGAAGCGCTGGACGGAGATTCGCGACCATAACGCCGAGGCTCATCCGGACATGGGCCCACACGACTACTACCCAGTGGGCACGGTGCTGGCAATGCCAGAAGGCGGTGCAGCATGACCTGCACCATCTTCCACAGCACTGAACTGCCAGAGGGCCGCGGCGCAATCCTAACTGGCAACATCCCGCGCAAGCCAATGCGCTGGGCTGTCGAGTACCTGATCAAAACCCCGGACGGTCGCACGCTCGTCGAGAGCACCAAGATCATCCAAAAAGCCAGCTACGACGAGCTCTACGCAATCATGGACGCCACCATCGACGACCTCGGCAACGAAGCCGGCAACCTGGCCACCTTCGTCAGCTGGCGAGCAACAGCCCACGGCGGCACCCGCAAGAATCGCAGCAAGGGGAGGAAACGCTAATGGCGCCCGATCAGAACACGCAACCATCCGAACTGATCGACGCCATTAAGGCGCTGGTCAGTCAGCTAAGCGGCCCGCGAGTAAATCAGGATGACGAGCTGTGGACATCGGATGACATTGCCAACTACTTGAAGCTGGCCACCTACACCATCGAGCGGCGAGTGGTAACCCGTCCGGAATTCCCGGCACCGCTGCAGCCATGCCTCACCGGAGCCAGAGCGGTTAAACGCTGGTTCGCCGGTGAGGTGATCACCTGGGCACGTCAGAACCGCTCCAAACTTCCCTCCGGTCGGGCTCGCCGCAAGGCCGCTTGATCAATCCAGCCGACTGGCCACCTCGGTGGCCGTTGCGTTGTAGTACACCATTAACGAACGTGGGTCTCTGTGGCCAGTCATCCGAGCCAGATCGAGCAGCTCCAGCTTGCGAGCCAGCCGAGTGATCGCCTCATGCCGAGTGTCATGGAATCTAAACCCATCAATCTTCAGCTCGTCACGCACACGCCGGAACATCGAATCCGCTGAACCGCTCTCCAGCCTGAACAGGTCACCGCTCGCACCGGCCGACTCGACCAGCACACCGATCAGTTCAGCAGCACGGCGGCTCAGCGGCACATTCCTACTATCACCGTTCTTGGTTATGTCCAGGCGCACGTAGCGCTGCGGCAGAAAGGTGTTGGCCTTGCTCAGTGACAGGATCTCTCCCTGCCGCATGGCGGTTTCCAAGGCAATCAGGAAGGCGTAGGCCAGCTCCTGCATCAACGTTTCAGGCGCCGCCCCTTCCACATATCCGAAGCGCTCCAGCAGGCGGCGCTCTTCATCGGCGGATAGCCGGCGATCACGAGGACGACCATTACCTGGGCGCTTCACATCCCGAACTGGGTTGTTCGAGCACCAACGCCACTCTGTCTTGGCGATCTCGAACACCGACGAAAGCAATGTCATCTCGCGCCGCACACTTGGCGGCTTCAATGTTTTCAGGGATGCATCACGCCATTCAGCTATCTGGTCGACGGTAACGTCACCAATGCGCAAACCAACGAACGAAAGCTCTCTATTTAGCTTGTCCAGACGAATCTCTTCCCAACGCTGCCCCGCCTTGGAGGGAGACACCTCGCGCTTGTAACGCATCAGAGCATCTGAAAGACTCGAATTCACGCCAGCCACGTTGCCTGGCACGCCGGCCAGAATCTCAGCCTCTCGCTGGGTCGCCCAGGCCTGTGCCTGAGCCTTGGTGGGGAATGTTTGCGAATCCCTGATGCCCTTCTTTACAACCTCAGCCCGCCATCCGCCACTGCGCTTCCTAAATGACGCCACGCACAT